ATCTTACATCATTTGTTATATAAAAAGAAGGACCTTCAGTTGATGAAAAAGTTGAATTTTCATTTATTGTTAAACCATAGTCATAATCAGGTTGATATATAGAACCATTTATTTTAGAAGGAACTAATTGAGTAATATCTAAGGTTGCATTAGCCGCATTAGTTACAGATGGTTTATATCCTAGTGTATAAGCTAAATTATATAAATTTTCTTTATCTTGGGCTAAATTTAAAAATGATTCTCTTAATTGTGTATCTGTATAAAAAGATAATACATCACCTACATAAGCCGCCATTTCAAGAAACATCATTCCCGGATTACCTTCACTAAAATCGTTAAAATTTTCAGGAAAGTAGGTTTGGGTAAACTCTATAAGTTGATTTTTAAAAGAATTATAATCTTTACTTAGATATTTAACATCTTTATCTTGTGTTTTATTTGATACTTTATTATAAGCCATTAGTTAAAATTTAATTGTATATTATCAGTAGAATTATCTAGTAAAAATCTATAAGTTACACTAACAAAAATAGTATGTCCATCTTCAGATAATCCCGTTCTAAGGTTTGCTAGAGCTATATTAGGAACATATATATTTATTTGTTGAGTTATTTTTTCTTCTAATAGTTCTAAATTTACTTGTTGTTCAAATAAAAGATTTTTTAAACCCACCCCAAAATTAGGTAAATTTACTCTTTCTCCTTGTTGGGTTAATAAAAGATTTATTAAATTAGCTTTTGCTTGATCTTTTTCAGTTTGAGTACCTTTAAATAAATTTGTTTCATCCAAGGGAAAAGCTACCCCAATCGTAACATTTTTGTTAAGATCTAAGGGACTTATTCTTTTTATTCCTTGAATTATTGGCATATCTTATAGTCCTTTTTTCTTATTAATTGCTTTCATTAAACCACTGTAGTCTCTTGTTACAGCTTTAGCTACTTCAGTAGGCATACCTGCTGTATCCATTGGTAAAGGAGCTCCTGTTGAAAATGGTTGTGATAAACTTACGGGTGCTTGGGCTACTTGAGTATTTGTATCACCCATTGCTGTTTCATTTAATAAATCATTTAATGTATTATCTTCCGAAAACTGTTGTTTCGAACGTGATTTAAGGGATTGTGTACCCATAATTTTTTCTCTTAAAGAATTTTTTGTAGCTTCAGGAACTTCAACCATTCTTTCAGTATGTTCTACTATTGTTGGTTTTAATTCATCACGTAAGTCTTCCTTAAGTGTTTTAATTTCTCTGCGTAACGCATAATCTATTTCTTCTCTAACTACTTTTCTAATTAGATTTTCAAAAGTTTTTGCTTTCATGTTAATTGATGTTGTTTATTAATAAATATAAATTATTCTTAGGATTCATTATCTGTTGGTGTAGAATCTGGATTGTTATTAGATAAAAGAAGAGGATTAATTACTTGATAACTAATTTGTTGACCAAGAGAAAAATTTTCTCCTATTTTATATATTCTTTTAACAAGTTTTCCACCACTATAATCAATATTTGGATTTTGTTCTTGTAAAATATTTAAAAGATCTTCATATATGTTAGTAGAAGCATTTAATATATCTTGTTGTTCTAAATTTAAAATATTATTAGGATCTAAATCTCCTGTACCCGTAGTATCATCTAAACCACTATACAAATTTAAACATCCCTGTTCAAATTGTAATGATAAATATTGTTGAAATGCTTCTAATTTTTCTACTTGAATTAATACTTGTTGTAATTGATTTTTTCCTAAAGAAATTATGCTAATTATGGACAATGCTTGGTTTCTATAATTTGCAAACATTGCGGGTAAAATTGCAAATAAAGCTACATATTCTCCAATTTTACCTTTAGCATTTTTTCTTTTTTCAGATATTGTATCTATTACTAAACCTGTACCTATTCCCCCCAATGCTGCTAATGCTAATGGAGTTACTGCTACTACTATTTGGAGAATTCTTAAAATAGGTTCTATTATTTTTTGTATTTTAGTTATTGATTCTATAGGGCCCCCTCCATTTATTATATCCGATAAACCATTTTCTGTTTTTTCTAATTTTGCTATTCCCCTATTTAATTGGTTTTTTATTCTTTCTATTTTAGCTAATTGAATATCACTATTTTTTCTAAAATTTTCTTTACCTTTTTCACTACAAGTATTTTCATTAATTTCAGGTGATAATTTTTTTACTAATTCTTGGGGAGTAGGTATTTGTTTTTTTAATTCCTTTAGTTTTTTACCTGCCTCATTTTTAGCATTTTTTTTAGCATTATCAATTATAGGATCTAACTGAGTAAATATTATATTTCTTATTTGTTGTGTTGACATTTTACACTAATTTAGTATTTAAACTTTTAATATTTTCAATTTCACTTTTTAATTGTTGTATTTGTGATCTTCTTCTTTGTAATATAGGAGTATTAGCAGGATTAGGTGCAGTAGGAGATGAAGGTACAGTAACTATATATCCTACCTTATATTCGATATCATTTAATATTCCACCTACTAAGTCTAATATTTCATTTAGTAAATCTTCTAACTGATCTCCCAATACTGCGGGTTCTGTGGGGTAAGTATTATCAAATTCTAAACCTAAATATATGTTGGGTGAATTTACTACAAATTTACTTTCATTTTCATCGGGACTAGTATCAAAATGAAAACTACCATTAGTACTAAAACCAATAGCTTTATCTGAAAATAATAATATGCTATCTATTTTAGCATTAAAAACTAATCTATCTGAGTTAATTATTACTTGATTTCCTTGATATGTGCCTGGGGCTTGTGGTATATATGACATTATATTAAATTTTCGTCTATGTTAACTTTTGATTTTAGTAAGTATGCCATTTTATGGAGTGTATTTAGTATCACCGAATATTGCCATTTCTAGTGCTTGGATTGCAAGTGTTTCATTGTCTCTTCCTTTTTGATTTGCAAATTTAGGTCCTGGGAGGCCTTCAATTCCATCTTTATCTATTGTGTAAGCCGAAATAGCTATACCACCTTTTACATAAAAAAAATATTTACCCCTTGCATATATGGCACCAGGTTGTGTAGTAGCACCAGATGATATTAAATTTTCGTCTGCTGAGTTAATACCATGAGTATAATTTCCTTTTCTATAAGTATTTTCTGATATAAGTTCTTTATGTAAAATTTCTAATTTACTTGCTACACTGTTTATTTTTATATTTTTATCTTCTTTATATGAAATATGAATCCATGATGTTTTTTTACCTGGTTTAAAAACTCCTAATTCGGGATATTCCCATATAATTTGGTAATAATCGGGTAAATTATTATAGCACCAATTCCAAAGTTCAGAAGATGGTCTTGAAACTGATATTAAATCAACTGCTTGACCCCTAGTATGCAATGAATTTTTAACACCAGGAATAGGTTTAATTGCGGCATTTAGCGCTTTACATCTATAGGCTGAGGTAATCCCTATTTCTTCGGGAAAAGCATTCATTAAAGGAGATACACATTTAGAAAATAATAATTGTAAATTATTTATTATATATTGTTCTGTTAATGTTGGATCAGAATCTACATCTACACCAGGAATATTATTAATTCCTTGGTTTTTAGCTAATTTACTTGCTATTAATTGTTTATATAAAAATTGTGCCATATTTTTATCCTATTGGTCGTTCAAAATCTATACTATCGGGTAGATCATCAGGAATACTATCACTATCTATATTACTAGATAATATTACTTGGTCCTCTGTGTCTGCTATATCGTAATAAGGATCCTCTATTTCTTCTACTTCGTTTATTTCACTTTGTTGTAATTCTTCTGGTGGTAAATTGTTGGGAGAAGCCATAATAATATCTTCTTCTATATTTTCAGGCATTTCATCATTATTAATAATTGGTTCTTCTTTAGTTTCTAAAGTTAAATTAGCACCAAAAGATAATTGGTATGTAGAAGAAGGAATAAAATTATCTAATTGTTGGTTAGAACATAAATAAATACTTGAATTATCCCCATTTATATCTTCTAATATATGATTAAAAGATTCTCCTTCATTAGTTTCTGTTTGTCCATTTCTAATAATAGTTATAGGATCTCCTAATTCTCCATTATTACTCCACCTGTTTGGAATAGCAATATTATTATCAGAAGTAGCACCTAATCTAATTGAATTGCCAAATCTACCTTCCACCATAATATCTCCCTCATATGGTCTTAAAGGTCTAATATTTTCTATTTCTTGAAAATATTCTCCTAATCTAAATTCTCCATTTTCATCTAATACGTTTGGGTATGCGTTATTATTAGGAGATTTATTTATAGATATGGGAGGTAAATAGTAGGCTTCAGCATTATTATTTTCATTATATTCTGATGTAGGAGCTCCTAATATATATACTATTTCATTAGCTATGGGGTAGTGTGAAATATTGTAAAATAATGGTTTAGCTGTTGGGAGTTGAGTAAAATCATTATCTATAGGGGTAGAAGTATTTAGGGGCGTATATAAAATAGTCCCAATAGAATTTTCACCTAAATATCTTGGGTGATTATTATCTAAAATAATATCTTGTACTCTTACTACCTCTAAATTAGTTTTCATCTGGTTTTTCTAATTGTTTAGGTTTAGATTCAACTGTTTTAGCTATTTCTTCAGTTAATTCTTGAAGTTGAGCCATTTCGTCTTCTGTTAATAGGCCACCATCCCCACCTGAGGTAGATGATGTAGATAAACGTTGTACAATGGCTGCCATTTTAATTAATTGGTCATCATTTTTAACGCTTATTTCCATATATTCTTTAATTAGTGGTACTACAACTGTAGCATCGCCTAAAGATTGGACTAGAGGACGTAATTCAGCAATTAAAGATGCAAGCTGTTTGGCTTTTTTCTTTTGATTACCGTGAATTTCTTTCAATAGATCTGAGAAAGAAGTATCGTCAAATATTAATTGATTTAATGGATCCATATATTTTGTTATAAATATGGAAGAAATTAAACTCTTACATAGCCTGTTTCAGCATACTCAGTATAGAGTTTTTTATAGAGTTTTT